GTGTATTATTATAATACTGAGTAGTTTCAGAAGGTAGAGATTTATTTGAAGGTTTAAATATAGGTTCTTCAGTAAATCCACCTTCACTAAAATGTTTAACCATATCATGATAAGAAAACTCAGGATAAGCTTTCCTGTATAATTTCATTAATTCAAATCTTTCTCTTGGATGTAAACTATAATACATTATTTCCCAGTATTTTTAGGTCTACTCTTAGCTACTCTAATAGCAGTTCTAGCTTTTAGTTCTTCTATCTTTTGTTGCATTTTTAATTCTTTCTCTTTAGTAGCAGCTTTTTTATCTTCAATAGCTTTTTTAGCTTGTATCTCTTTTTCTTTTAAAGCATTCTTATCAGCTTCAACTTTAAGTTTATTACCCTCAGATATTTGATTTTTAATAATATCTGATTGAAGTCTGGATTGTTCTAAAGCATGATTAGCGATTTCTATAGGGTCAGGCACACCATCATTATCTGTATCAGTATCTGCAGCCTTAAAGTAGTTGCTTATTTCAGCAACTTGGAGTTTAGTCTGATTATTAGAATCTGCTATATATATCTGAGCATCAAGCTTATCCCTCTCTAAATCCATCTTAAATTGTTCTAATTCAGCTTGATGAGCTAAATTTTGATCTTGTAACTCTTTTTGGAGTTGTTGTTCTTCAGCCTTTCTTTGATAGAACTCCTGTTCTTTAGTTTGAATAAGTCTAATAATATCCCTATTACTATCGTTTATTAATGACTCAACCATAGTAGATAAGTCTACTTTTTCAGTCTGTAGAGCTATCTGTAAGTTCTGTTTTAAGGTTTCATGTATAATTTGGTCTTTCTTAGAGTTAGACATGTACACCCCAAATTCACTATTCTCAAGTTCAAATTCCTCAATATTAAGCATTTCTATACCCATATCATCAAGTATATACTGAGCTTGTTTGCCATTCCTATAAGCTATTTTAGCAGCTTCTATTAGGCTAGTATATGTTCTACGCTTAACTTCATCATGTAGGTCAAAATAATGCTCTGTAATCAAGCTAGATTGCTCTATAGAGCGTTCTACGTTACCTACTAACTCTTTAGATTGGATAGAACCTAATCTCTGGGGACTAACACCTGATATAAAGTATACTTGTTGGTGTATATACTCTAGAGACTGAATATACTGTTGTATAGTATTAGCTAAAGATAGGTCAATAGATTGGAATTGGTTAAATTGAGAGAATCTACCAGTAGCTTGACCTTTTCTACCCTCTTCAAAGCTATTAATAAAGCCTATTTTCATAGCCTTTAGATAATACATCCATTTCTCAATGTCTATACCTTCAGACCTTGGTATCTGAGCTAAGTCCATTAAGAATATCTTACCTTGGTCAGAAGCAAAGGCCAACTCTAACCTGTACATAAGAATATTGTACAGGTATTGATAAGGCTTAAGCCTATCAATCAAACTAACGCTTTGGGAGTTAGTTGCATTATAAATATAACCAGTATAACCTAATTTACAAGAATATGGATTATCTATTCTTCTTCTTTGATTGGGTTTAGCCTGAACACCAATATATAAATCTGTACCTATTTTAATACCCTCCCAAGCTTCAGTTATCCAAAACTCCTCTACAGTTAAATCAGGATAAACTTCTTTAACTATATTCTTTTTAAAACCTTCATCAACTATAGTCTCTATAGATAAATCATTTTCATCAGTATAAGTTATATAGTACATCTTCTTCATTGATTTCCATTCAATTCTGGAAACTCTTATAAGATGTTGATTATAAGCTCCTGCACTAGAACCATATTGAGAAAAAGTAGGAGCTAAGTTAGTATCTATAACTCCATTATTAGTTAAAGTAAATGTAGGATTAGGACCATGAGCAGTAGCATAAGTACTACTATATTGTTTATTCATCATCTCAACTTGTCTAACTTGATCTGGAGTTAATATATCCCCAAATTCATCAAGTATAGTTGATGGTGATAATAGTCTGGTTTCAATTATAGCTGTAGCATCATCAATGAAATCACTATCAGCATCTAATACTACTGTAGTGTTAACTGGATTACAGCGTCTTAATACTGGTTCTCCATTAGCTATACCTACCCAATAAATCTCTTCTCCAGCTATTAAAGCATCTTTCCAACCCTTTTTAAATAACTCTTTAGTTACTAATTTACGTTTAATGTTTTTTAGTATTCTATTAGCTTTAGATTCTATAATATCACTAGGAGTATACTTCTCATGTTTTAATATTTGTTCAGGAGTAGGAGGGGGATTATTAGGGTCTATAGTACTTGGATCAATAGCAGCCATTAATTGTTGTTGTAATAGAGCTGTTATTTTACCTTTAAGTTGTTCTTGTTTTCTATTCAAATCTGAAGGAGCTTCAGATATTACCATCTGATTATCTGGTCTATTTGCTTCATCAGATATTAATAACTCTATAGGTTTACTAATTACATCATAATGTTGTAAAGTGGCTGGAAATTCATTATCTTTTAATCCCAAAGGATTACAAACATACTCCAAGTCAGCTTTATTAAACTTACCATTAAATAAATCATAGTTAATAAGTTTATTGTAATTACTAGTTCTATTACCTGTAGTAGTAGTATAGGACATAGTTATATAGTAATCTATAGTAGCTTTCTTCCACTCTTCAGTTTTTTGTGATAAGGCTATTCTTTGTTTGGGTAATCCTGTTTCCATTTATATTATTTATTAATATCTGACTTTACCATAAGTATTTTTAGCAAATAGAGGTTTTTTGAAAAATGGATCTACATCAAATAGTGGTTTATTAAATTCAGAATCTACTATTATTTTATGAAGTTCATGAGTCTGGAGTATGCATAACATTAACGCTATTACTCTATCATAGTTACCTTCTCTGTCATAGTTTATTAATTCCTTTAGAAGAGGAATAGATTTGATAGTGTACAGATTTAACATCTTAACCCCATTAATTTCTCTTTCCTCATACAACCACTTTCTTAAGTATAGTTCACATTGATCTTTAATACCAGATGCTCCATTAGTTCCTCTATTCATATGTATTCCATAACCTCTACTAACTTTACTGTCTTTAACAATATCTTTAATTATTTGAGGTTGTTCATATAGGTAGTGCAGACAATTTTTCTGTTCAAAGTAAGTTTTTAAACCCTTTAATTGGTTTTCATATAGACATTTAGCATTATAGTAAATGCATAACTTCCTACAATTTTCATAAAACATATCTGCAAATTCTGGTCTTCCAGAGTATTCAGCTACTATTATATCATGTGTTTTATCAGCTCTATAGAATCTTTTATAAATAAAGAAAGAACCCAATGAACCTGTTTCAGACTTATCTTGATCATAAGGGTCACAACCTGAAATATATAATTGATTGGGGATTTGATTAGGATCACTATAGTCAGGGTGTTCCCAAATCATAATGCATCCATCTTTTCTATCCTCAGATCTTAAAGGGAAATCAGTTATATAATGTAGATCTGGACTTGGATACCATTTTAATTTACCATTAATATCAAATATTAATTCACCTTTTTGACCCTCATCTCTTAGTGAAGGGGTTACTTCTAATTTAGCTAACCACTCATTCATCTCTGTAGATGCAAATATATTACCTTTAGTTCTTAAGAAGGCTTCCCTATAAGTTAAAGGATATTGAGTGATTGTTTTATGTAGTCTAGCTGGGTTTAAAGAACCTCTGGCCTGTTCTCTTTCAAAGATAATATCATCATAAGCTGCTTCTTCTATTGAGTTACCATTACTATCAACCATTGGTTTTTGATAATAAGCTGAACTAGGATTAGCGCATAATCCCCATCTACCTCTTGTAGCACTAGACAAATAACCTATCTTCTTTTCTTCATTTTCAGGGTCTACAAAATCTAAACAATTATATTTAGTTGGATTTGTAAATATCTCATATAAGAACTGAGTACCAGCTTCCATACTACCCGCAGAACCAAATATTAAAGCACATCCAGTATAAATATTACCATCTCTTATAAGAGGTTCTGAATAACCATAAGCTTCAATTATATTTGGAAATAGACCAGCTTCATCTAACACTAACCATGTAGCAGTTTTACCTACTGCAGCTCCAGGTTTATCTTTAAATGTTAAACACTCAATGGAAGATTTAGAACCTTTGTAAACATCTACACCACCTATATTAGCTTTATATCTAGCCATAATATAAGTTGAAGTATCTGGATTTCTTTGTTTTCTAAACTCTGTATAGTTATTTAAGAAGTTACAATTATCTAATGCAAACTGCATAGTACCTTCAGAGTATTGAGCCAAGAATGCACCTACTATAGATCTACTATCTGCAAAAAAGGTATACTCATGAGTCATTATAGCAGCTGCTTTATAGGAGTACCCTTGACGACGACCTTTAACACATACTACATTCTTTTGATGTCTTTTAGAGTAATCAACTATCCAGAACCAATCATAGTCTACATCTACAAACTTAGGAAAGCCCATAGACTTCTTACCAGTTTTCTCATCGTACATTAGTATCTGAACAAAATTCAAATAAAAGAAATGTTGACCTGTTATTTTTATACCTACTGAGTTAGTGTAACCATCTATACATTTTTCTCTAATATCTTCCCAGAATTTCTTATATTCTATAGTACCAGCAGGTATAAAGGTATAACACTTATGTTCTTCAAAGTGTTCAGCTAAATATCTGAATTCATCAGTTTTTGAGAACCAATCACACTCTGGAGCATATTGTATATGACTAGGCATTCAAATGTTCTTTATTAGTGAAACCTAAATCAATCTTAGATCCTTTATCGAACTCTTTATAATCACAGGTTAATTCATCTCCTATTTTAATATCTTTTGTAGCATAGCCATAGACATCATCATATGGGAAAGAGGTATTAGGATTATCTGAATGATTCATAAATCTGGAGTTATCCAAATCTAAAACATAATCTCCTTGTTCATTAGAGTACATATAAGTATCAATAAAATCTTTCTCTATAGGAGTTAAATGCTGTAATTCTTCAGCTTTAAATACTTTATTAAACCTATCACAATATTTCCAAATTATAGTACCTTTAGGTATAAGTTGGGTAGCTTCTACTCCTATTCCTTTATGACTTGTTTCTATTAATTTAGTCTTTACTAAAAACATATATTTATAAGTTAGTCTTCAAAAAGTCCAGATTTATAACCTGCTCTATTCTTATTACTAGAGGACTTCTCCTTTAAGCAGATTTCTTTAGCTTCATTTAAAGCTGCTGCCAATTTAGGCATATTTATAATAGCTCTTTGTACTTTATCTATAGTACTTTCACCATCACTAAAATCTACTGTTTTAAAGTATTCCTTCATCTTATGAACAGCTATATTAGCTGCTTCTAACATCTCCATAGCTGGAGTAGTATTTAACTTCTTATATTCATTAATAGCATTCTTTATAGACTCATCTTCTTTAAAAGATTTACCTACTACATACTCTTTAACATAATCCCCTCTCTCAGCCTCTGGGTATACTGAGTAGGGGGAATTAAAATCAGCCATGTAGTAAATATAGGCTATATCTTTATAAGCTTTAGCTTTATCTTTAGATTTATCTCTAGCCCAGAGTTCTCCAAGAAAGGAGATTGCTAAAGCTTCAGGAGAGACTACTATTCTATCGTTTTTTAAATCCAGTAATTTCATTACTTTAATTTAATGATACCACCATATTGTTTAATGTCAGTATCTTTTAAATCGAGATTAAACTCTTTATTGATAGTCCTTAATTCACAAGTACTTCCAAACTTTATATAATGCACACTATCATGGTCTTTATGTATACCATAGTGATAAATTATAGTACTGGCGTTATCTTTTATTTCAGGTACAATAGTTAAATACATTGTTACTTTTTAAATTCACTAATTTCAGTATCTGTAGGTATTATAATACTATTACCAAAGCGT